TTACTGGGATTCCGGCGCATAGTAGTAATAAACTTTCAGCTCATCTTTTGAGCGATCATATATAATCTTTTCTATCACGCTCTTTAGGATTTCATTTTTGGTTACGGGGTCCACAGAGTCAGATTCTATGATTTCATATACATTTCTTACTTTTTCCAACATAGCGATTTTAGAAGTATCAATAGTAGGTTCTGCTGGTTTTATGTCTGCAAGCTGCTTTTCCAGCATCTCTTTTTCTTCCTGAACCATGCGCTTATTTTCTTTATATTCGTCAAGTGTATCTACTCCATTACGGTACGCTTCTCTGATGCGGTCAAATTTTTCCGCATTCTTTCTTAACTGCTCCGTAATAATGACGTTTAGATCCACAGAAGTTTCCTGCACCGGTTCAACGTGCCTGTAGATGATGTTGCCACTGTCCAGAACTTCTTTTATGGATGCAAGTACCGCCGGTTCTAACCTTAACGAGCTTACAGATGTTTTTGCAAGGCATTTTCCTTTTGAGTACCCATAGCATGTAAAATAGCAGTATGATTTTTGGTTACTTACTGTTTTGGCAATCATGGTTCTTCCGCATACAGGGCACTTCATAAGACCTGATAGCCAATGTTTGTATGTAGAGGAAGGTCTGGCGCCGGAAGGTTTGTATTCGCTTTTGTAACGGATCTGCGCTTTGTCAAATAATTCTTTAGATATAATAGCAGGTTGCTGACCATCAGAGACAATCCATTCTGATTCCGGTCGGATTTCGTTTGTTTCGCTTACGGTACGGTTCCATCGGATCATACCGCAGTAAGTTGGGTTCTGTAAGATGTATTCAATAGATCTGCGTTCAAACGGTTTGTTGTGAGATGTTTTAAACCCACACAAATTTAGATAGCGTGCTATGTCGAATATTCCGGTATGTTCATTTACATATTTATCAAATATGATTTTAATTATTTCAGCTTCTTCCGGCACAATAACAGGAGGTTTTCCGCGCTCTTGGATTTTATATCCAAGCGGAGGACGCGCCTGATAGCCGCCGCGTTTTGCCTTTTCTGTCATACCTCGTGTCACTTCGCCGGAAAGACGGACGGAATAGTACTCGTCCATCCATTCAATGATGCGCTCGATCAAAGAGCCGAACGGACCATCTACAAGAGGCTCGGAAACGCTTAAAACGTCCACATTATGCTTTTTTTTAAGAAGGGACTTATAAACGATAGATTCTTCCTGGTTTCTGGCAAAACGGCTGAATTTCCATACGATGATACAATCGACAGGATGTTTGTCTGATTTGGCAAGAGCAATCATTTTTTGAAATTCCGGACGTTTATCAGCTTTGCGGCCGGAGATGCCGAGTTCGTAAAAAATTTGTAAGATGATCATATCATTCTTTTTCGCGAAGTCTTTTAATAGCTTTGCTTGTGAGTCCGGAGAGAGCTCTTCTTGGCCAGATGTGGATACCCTAACATAACCATAACAATATTTAGTTTTCATGACATCACCTCGGTTGATTCATTCTATTCCTGACAGAGCAGGAAAATGAGTATAAAAATAACAGCCAGCATGGAACGAGTGTTCCGGCTTGCGTGACTGTTCCGAAGATGATACAATATTTTCGTTGATTAGGTGTATATCTTCGGATATATTCCAGAGCCGTTCCTGTTGGCGCAGGGGCGGTTCTTTCTTATGTAAAAACAAAAGGTGCTTCCACTATGGGAAACACCTTCGATTTTAAATCGAATCACAAGCTGGGCGGCGTATCCAGCATCTCAGGTACTCTTTCGAGTGTGTCGGGAGCCTTTCCGACCTTTGCAATTCAATTTATTGTATTCCCATTATAGAGTAAAATATTCTATTTGTCAAATTTTTTGAGTCGTCCGTTATCTATCCCATGTTTCAGTTTTCCGTTTGTTATTGTGTGAAGAGTAGCGACATACAAATAGTTTTCTTTCATATCCAGTTTAATTCCGATTTGTACGTTTTCACTAAATATCTTAACAAGTTCGAAGCTGTCTCCTGATTCATTTGGATTTACACCTATGTAATCAGGAGAAGAGATGATGGATGAGATAAAACGAAGATATGGAAGACATTCTGGATGTCGTTTTTCGATGTGCTTCTCTAATCCAAAAGATTGATATATTAAATCTTGTTCAAACTGTATAGGAAGATATTTATTGAATTCTTTATTGTAAGATGCAACAGGAAATACTTTGTTGTTCGTGACTTATCTCACCTCTTTTCTTTAGTTCTTCCCCTGCACACTGTGGGGCAGGGGCTTATACCTCTTCCATGACTGCCAGATTTGGGATGAAGAAGATAATGTAATTGTCTATCTTCGTATATTCTCCGTATTTTTCTGTGTAGCAGTCGATACATTCCTGTAAAAATTGTTCTGTTACGCCTAGATATTCCGCTGTTTCATGCCGTGAATGACACCCGGCGCGGAACGCTTGTATAATTCCGGTCAGCCCGATCAGTTTGTTATACCCCCAAAGCCTTGCTTGTCGTTCCTGTTTGCGGTTCTGGGAGTCGGATAAATCTGTTATATCTCCGACAGTTGTATGGTAATGCCCCAGTTCTTCCGCGAGGACGCAGGCTTTTTCTGCGCCATTATCTACAGACGTATTAATTGCGATATTTCCATCTATATAGATACCTTTTAGGTTTTCTTCTCCGAGATAATAATTATGCACTTTTACTGCATTTTCAAAGGCTTCTTGTTCTAATTGTTCAAGTTTATTCAAATAAATCCCTCCACATGTTTTTATCATAGTATCAGATTTGATGTGCAATAATATGGACTTATTTATTTTCTTGCTTAATAAATTTTGCAAATTCTTTTATACGGTCAAGCTGTTCTTCTGTGTATTCCGTTCCATCAAAATGAGCGGCGATGGTGGTTGGTTCATAGTTATTGTCTGCTACCTTTTTTTCAAGTTCATCGGCACTTATACCGAGTGCGTTGCATATTTTACACACATTTACATATCCGGCTTTTTCTGCGCCACGTTCTAATATTGCTTTAACAGTAGAATATGGTAAACCAGAGATTTTTACAATGTCGGAAACTTTCATACCTTTTTCTTCCATCAATGCTCTGAGTATTTCTGCTCGTTCAAAGCTAGTGTCAAGGGTAGTAGGTTGCTCATTAACCTCTTCGCTCCAACCCATTAAATATGCAGGCGATACTTGTAACGCATTTGCAATATCTTCCAATTTATCCACAGGCATGTTTTTGATGTATCCTGTTTCGTATCTTTGTAAAGTGGATTTACTGATTCCAACCTTATCAGAAAGTGTTTGGTATGACATATCTAATTCTTCTCGTCTTTTTTTCATTCGAGACATTATATCTTGCATTTTTTCAGAAATTTCTTTTTCGCTCATATCTGCACCTCCGTATAAACTAATTATAAACTATTTTTTCATATTTGCAACAGACAATTTAATGAAAACAAAAAAAAGTTGCAAATATGGGTTGACAATACCAAAATGCAGGTGTAATATAAAAACATCCCAAATATGCAACGAAAGGAGGGCGAAGAATGTCGTTCGATAAATTAAAAGGGAAAATGACGGAGAGACACGTATCACAAGAAAAATTATCTAAGGTATTGGGTATTACTGTACAATCGCTAAATGCAAAGTTAAATGGGAGAAGCCAATTTACTTTGGAAGAGGTGGTTAAGATTTCCGAACATTTGAAATTAGATAATCCTGTCGATATTTTTTTTAATCCGAGCGTCTCAAAAATGCAACACATAATTGAACCAGAAGAGGAGGTGGTGATGTAGGTGGACTGGAATAGGGTATTGAAAGTATTAAAGGAACTTGAAGGAGTTTCATATCCAGACTGGGTAAAAATAAAGTCTGGAGTAAACGATTATTTCCGTGCTGAGTCTACTAAGGAAGCAAATAGAATACAACTTGCAGACCCAGACACGATAATGCAATTCGTGAAAAATTATTCTTCAACAATTTGAATGAAGATAGGGTTAATTCTGTAATCCGCACCCTGGTAGTGGATGTAAACATAATCCAATTGATAATAGGTATCTTCTGCATCACGATTAAATGGGGCGAAGATAGGAGCGTTTTCTTCATACCACATATCCGGTGAGGCATGATGAATACCCATTTTACAAGTAGGATCGTCATTGAGACAAACCCAATTGCCGATGAGGCAAGCGTAAATTTTTTTCATGCTGTCGTACTCCTTTCATAATACTCGGACATGCCAGTGTCCTGTATTTACAGTATAGGAGAGGGTAGAGCAAATGGCAAGTAGCATACCAAAATAGCTGTCCAATAATACGGATAGAATCAGAAGAGGAGGAAGTGTGAAAACAAAAGAACTGCAAGGAGGGCCATTCCCTACAGTTTTTCGCCAAATTTGTTTACCCTATGTACTTTGCAGATGATTCAGAGAAAGGAGGAAACCGATGGAGATCGCTATTACGCTAGCGTGCTTTTCTACTCTTATGAATAGCGTCTCGCTAATTTGTATTTGTGTGTCGCTGTTATTAAAGAAGAGGAATGACAATTCCGATGATAGTTCCAATAGCGGCAATTACTGATGAAATTGTACCGATGACTAGCCACTTCTTATCTTTTGATGAAGCTTTTTCCATTTGATTTAGAAGTTTTGCTTGATCTTGTTGAACTGTTTTAATCTCATTTAACAGATCAATCTGCTTTTGTGAATAGTCATTTTGCACACGTTCAAATGAAGGTGGCTCGGGAATATTGAAAAAATCCATAAATAATCTTCTCCCTACATAATACTCGGACATGTCAGTGTCCTGTAACTAAAGTATAGGAGATTTTAAAGGACAACGCAACAAGTACAAACAGTGATTCATAAGCTTTAGAGAGGTGGTGTAAATGATCATAAAAAGCATTGTAGTAATTGACGGAAAAGAAGTAGAGGTTAAGGAACTGGAAGACAAAGAGGCATTTGCAGAAAGTGTTAACCAAAGGGTTCTTTTTGACAGAAACTACATAATAGAGAAAACCGCGTAAGCGGTAGAAAGGAAGGACAAGCATGGAAAAAAATCAATTACCTGCAGCACGGAAGCTGGAACTAATCCCGATCGAGCGGAGAAACTTGCCGGAAGCGGATCACAAGCAGAAGATCCGGAGCAAAAGAAAAGAAAGAGACAATGCATCAAGAGGACTGATCGCGGTAACAGTCGCAAGCATGATGTTAAATGTGGTGATGGCTGTGATTATTTACATTTTGCAGGCAGGACCGATCTAAGGAGGTGAACAAAGAAATGGATGTAAAGGTAAAGAAAGATGCCGAAGAAGAAATGAACTGCATCTTAGATCTACTTGAAGAATGGTGTCTGAAATACGATCAGGATTATGCAAACGCGGTTGTACTTGTAAAACATGATCAGATCACATCGTGGGGAAGTATAGGCAATCACGAAGATTTTGACGTTTACAGAACAAAAGAGCGCCCATAAATGAGGCGGCAACCTCAGGGCGCATAGATAAATAATCAACATTATTGTAACAGAAAGGGTGAAGAAAGTGAAGAAATTTGAATTAACAAATGAATTTATTACAAATATGTTCGGGACAAAGCTGTTCCGCATCCGTGCCCTTGTTGAGTTCGGCGATGTGGAAGCCGGAGAACTTGGCGGGTATGTGGAGAAGGAATCAAACCTTGGTCATGACGACAATGCGTGGGTGTACGACAATGCGTGGGTGTACGGCAATGCGCGGGTGTACGGAGATGCACAGGTTTCCGGCGATGCGCGGGTGTACGACAATGCGTGGGTGTACGGAGATGCACAGGTTTCCGGCGATGCGCGGGTGTACGGCAATGCGCGGGTGTACGGCAATGCGTGGGTGTACGGCAATGCGTGGGTGTACGGCAATGCGTGGGTGTACGGCAATGCGCTGGTGTGCAGCGATGAGGACTATGCATACGCTCACGGTTTCGGATCTGTCAACCGTACAACGACCTTCTTCCGTCTCAAAGATGGCGGCGTGGGTGTGCGGTGCGGATGCTTCTACGGGACGCTTGCACAGTTCCGGGATAAGATCCGGGAGACACACGGAGAAACAAAGAAGGCACAAGAATACCTGATGCTGGCAGACCTGATGGAACTCAGATTCGAAGAGGATGAAAACGAAGTAGGAAATAGAAAATACGTTGAGTAATGAAAGAAGATAGTGTGATGTTAAATGCGGTGATGGCTGTGATTATTTACATCCTGCAGGCAGGACCGATCTAAGGAGGTGAACAAAGAAATGAACGAAGAAATAAAGAAAGACGCCGAAGAAGAAATGAACTGCATCTTAGAACTGCTCGAAGGATGGTGCCTGAAATACGATCAGGATTATACAAACGCAGTTGTACTTACAAAAAACGATCAGATCACATCGTGGGGAAGCATAGGCAATCACGAAGATTTTGACGTTTACAGAACAAAAGAGCGCCCATAAATGAGGCGGCAACCTCTAGGACGCATAGATAAACAACCAAGATTATTGTACGGGAAAGAAAGGAATTTGTAAAGATGATTAAATGCGGTAAAGGCAATGTGGAAATAAAAGGAAATTTAATATTATTAGAAGCAGAAACAGTCATGATATTAAGAGAAATAAGAAACATCCTCGAAGAAGAGTACGGAAAAAAACACGCAGAAAAGTCAATGCAAAAAATAGTTAAAACATCCACAATGACGCAAGAAGAAATAGAAGAGGAAATAAAAAAATCAGCACAAGAAATAGCGAGAGAAGCAGCGAAACACCTCATGAAATGAAAGAAGAAGTTATTTTGTGGATCATCCGCTGGGGAGATCCGTACGCATTAGAGTGCAAGGCAATGACCAGATCGGAAGTCGAAGCGTATGCGCGCGAAAAGCAAAAAAAGCGCGGCGGTACATATGTAATCAATTAAAAAAAGCGCATCACAGCAACTGATGCGCTTAAAAGATGGCGTTCCCGCCTCTTGTTAGGACAAATATATTGTATCAAATAAGAGGCGGGAAGTCAAGCGATACACGCGGGGACTCCCGCTTTTAAACCTCGATAAAGATATTAAAGTTAGGACAGATAAAAGATGGCAACACGGAGAAAAACGTACAAATTACGGGGCGGAGACGTCTACGACGTAGAGGAATATCCAGACGGAAGATATGGAGCAAAAGGAAAGGCACGGCAAAAGAAAAAGAAACCGACGCCGGAACAGATGGCGGCAGTCAACCAAGCCAACCGAGCGAAGATATGCAGACGATTACTGATCGAATATTTTGATGCAGGAGACTACTTTGTAACATACACCTACAAAGTCGAGCAAAGACCGAAAGACATGACAGTGGCACTAAAAGACTTACAAAAAGCACTCCGAAAGCTCCGTCCGAAATATAAAAAGGCAAACACTCCGTTTTACTGGATCAGAAACATAGAGCGGGGCACAAAGGGTGCATGGCACATCCATCTAGTCATTAAAAAAACATCAGGGGCGGCAGAATGGATCGAAGATGCATGGGAACACGGAGCAATCTATATTACGCAGATCAAAAAAAGCCGGTTTTACGATGAGGATTTTACAAAACTGGCAAACTATATGACAAAAAACGAAAAAACAAGAGAAAAACGATCGGACGGAAGCAAAGGAAAACCGCGACTAAAAGAAGCAAGCTACAACCATGCGAAAAATATGCCGTTACCCGAACCGAAATCCCAAAAACTTGTACGCTGGCAAAAAGAAGTAAAACCCAAAAAAGGCTATTACATCGCAAACAGTTACGAGGGGATCAACCCGGCTACGGGGATGAGATACCGCAGATACACACTGATCAGAATCCACAGGAGGATTTAAAATGAAAACAGTAAATATCTACATAGAAACCACCATAAAATCCCCCATTGTAAAAGATGGGAAATACGCATCCGCCCTAGTATTTACTAGGTCAAACGGAGAAGAAGCATACCGGGTCATGAGTGGCGAAGAGTGCGAATCTACTTACAACAGATTGACGCTGATCGCAATCATAAAATCATTACAAAAATTAAAAGAGCAGTGTCATGTTGTAATTCACACTGATAACGCTTATATCAAAAATATTTCAGAACAAGGAGCGCCGGAGAAGTGGCGGCGATCCGAGTGGAAAAAAGCCACAGGCGCGGAAGTCCAAAATAAAGAATTATGGAAAATGTACCTTGAGGAAGCGGAGAAACACGAAACGGAATTTCGCTTTTGCGCCAGCAATGATTATCAGGGATTGCTAAGAGAAGAACTAACATAAGGAGGACACCATGAGAATTACAAAAGAAGCAAGATGCGCGAAAAACGCAAGGGAATACATCGGCAACCGCCCAAGACTCGTTGAAGGAAAGATATATACGTTGATTTTCCGGCAGCAGCCGGAAAGAAGCGAAAAACACACTGCCATCAAGAAACGGATGCGCTTTTTAAAAGCGTTTCCACACCACGCACTTTTTGAAAACCCTTACGGGATCAAAAGGTCGTTTACTTGGTGGGAAGTGGAAAAATTACTGAAAGGAGAGCAGATATGATACAAGATATTGCAATCGAACAGTTAGACATACACCCGCAGAACGTGCGGAAGGTATACACCGACATTGACGAGCTGGCGGAAAGCATAAAAGCTCGTGGCGTAATGCAAAATTTGACTGTAGTACCAAACCCGGACAAAAAAGACCACTATCTTGTAGTGATCGGAAACCGAAGACTGACGGCAGCGAGAAAAGCGGGATTGAAAACAATGCCCTGTTCCGTTGTGGAAATGACGGAAAAAGAGCAAATATCAACGATGTTGTTGGAAAACATGCAGCGCAGCGATCTATCAGTAAGCGAGCAAGCACAAGGATTCCAGCTCATGTTGGATTTGGGAGAAACAGAAACAACAATCGCGGAAAAGACCGGATTTAGCAGAAATACAGTACGACATAGGTTAAATCTTGCAAAACTGGATCAAGAAACACTTACGAGGCGCGAAAAAAATAAGGACTTCCAACTCACATTAACGGACCTTTACGAGCTGGAGAAGGTACAAGACATCAAAAAAAGGAATGAAATCCTTAAGACTGCAGTATCGTCACGCGAAATCGCATGGAAAGCAAAACAGGCCGTGAAAGAAGAAAAAATAAAGAAAAACGCTCAAATAGTGTTTGAAATACTGGAAGAAAAAGGAGTAAAAGCCGCGCCGAAAAGAGCGAAAGAAGAAAGATGGACCGGAAAATGGAAAGAGATAACAAATATTGATCTATCACAGTGGGAGGATCAAACAAAAATCGATCTGCAAGACACAAAAGATCAGCTCTATTATTATCAATACTACGATAGGATCTATGTAGTAAAAAAAGTAATACAAAAAGAGCGGGAAAAAACGGAACAGGAAAAGAAAACGGAGAAAATCAAGGAAAACAAAAGAAAAATAACGGAAATCCTGAAAAGGATGAGAAGGGAAAGGAACGATTTTATTAAAGAACTTGTGTCGGGAAAAATCACAATACCGAAAGAAGTTGATGTAAAAGAAACAGGCTGGAAGATCATGATAAACCGGATAACGGACGGCGGAAGCGTAGCACACATGAACGAGGTGTATGGATTTTACGGGATCGAAAACGCGTACAAAGCGAAAGAAGAGGAAAAAGAACGGATCGAAAAAGAATTTGCAGAAATAAGCCAAGAAAAGCAAATGCTGATCCTCTTGACCTGGACGGCAGAGCCGTACGAAGCAACTGACTATTACGGACACTACGAAAAAAGGATGAAATGCCTAAGAGACTTCTATAGATTACTTCAGCAGATGGGGTTCTCATTTCGATCACTGGAAGAACTAAAGATCCTAAACGGGACTCATGAGTTATACACACAGGAGACGGAAGATGAGCATTGACTATTCGGACATGGCTTTCCCGAAGCCGAGAAAGAAGAAAAAACGGAAAATCCACAAAAAAAGCATTTTAAACAGTCAAAAGGGCATTTGCTACTTATGCGCCCGGTTAAATGGTGACTATTCCGTAAAGCAGACGGAAGAGCATCATATCCTGTTCGGGGCAGGACAAAGAGCGATATCTGAAGAAAACGGGTTAAAAGTAGACCTATGCATTGAGCATCATCGAACGGGGCAGCAGGCAGTACACAACAGCCGAAAAACAAGGGAGCTGCTCTGTAAAATCGCACAAACAGAGTTTGAAAAGGTTCACACCCGAAAAGAATGGGAACAGATCGCAAGGAAGAACTACCTCTAGTACCTCCGCCATATGGCGATGATACATATAAAATGTCACGCGCAACCAGTAAATACAGGGTTCCCCGCCGTTTTGTGCGGCGGGAGAAAGGAGAAAAACGTGAGGATCTTAAAAATAAAAACAAAAACAGGCATCAAGACCGTTTATAACGTGATTGATTGGGGTTGGAACGCAGAAACAGGCGATCTTTACTATAGATCGGGAAAAGAATTGCATCACAAACGCTGTATAAGTGTCGAAGAAATTATAGTATAAAAGGATAGAAAAAAGGATCAATCAAAAACCTGCTACAAACAGTAATTACTGTTTTGAAGTGGGATTTTGACATCTCGAAAAAAAGGATGAAAAAGAGAAAAAACAATGGCAAAAAGAAACGATTACATAACAGGACGGGAAGATGGGTTATTAATGGCACTCGAAATCGTCAAAAATGAGGGTGTCGAAGCGCTGGAAAAAGAAATCGAATTCAGGAATGTCACCGGAATCCGTACCGCCTTAGCAAAAAAAGACATTAACAGGGCGACAATCAAGATCAAAGAACAGACAGTAGACACAGTAACAATCCTTTCCGTGGCAACCTTACATGACGAGTTCGGCTTCGGAACACAAAGATGCGACCGATTTATTAAGAGGTTTAACAAAAAGGCGGAATGCATCATGGATGACATGGCAAGCTGGAACGATTATATAAAAACGATCAAAGAGGAACTAGGGATTGAGCTAGGAATCAGAGAGAACAAGTAAGGGGGCGAAGAGATGGGGAGATTTGAAATTGAGTTTGCACAATTTACCAAAGTTGTGGTGGACGCAGAAACCGAAGAAGAAGCAAAAGATTTAGCGGCGATAATGGACGGAGAAGAAATTGCAGAACACGACACACACGAATACAACATCTGGAACATACGGGAATTAATATAAATTTTTGATGAGGTAGAAGATGAACAGAGAAATACTTTTTAAAGCAAAGAGAAAAGATAATGGTGAATGGATACAAGGTTATTATTATCAAATATGGCAACAAGGCTATATTTTATGGGGAATGATAAACAATATGCCAGATATGGTTGAGGTTAATCCAGACACACTCTGCCAGTGCACAGGACTTACCGACGAGAGAGGTCAGAAGATTTGGGAGAATGATATATGCAATAGAAAAGAAAAATATCCTGAAATCGTGACATACAATAAAGGAGATTGGCAGTTAGATTACAGTTATGTATTTGGAAAAGAGATGCACACAGACGCTTGCAATCTTGGATTTTATGTATGTGAAAGGAACTGTGTTGAAGTAATCGGCAATATTTTTGATAATGCAGATTTGTTGGAGGTGGAGAGATAAATGAAAGCACCTAAAGAAATAGCAAGTAAAGCAGAAAGATATAAGGAGCTAAAAAAAGAAATAGATAAACTTTATGAAGAATTGGAAGAGTTTGCTAATGAAAATGGTTTTGAGGATTTTTGGATAGACGGTTTTGGGGTATCTCAAGAACCAAACGGAGAAGAACAAACAGATGGAGAATATTGTGACCAATGGATGCGCGGGGAAGATTCCGGAGATGGAATATATTACTATCCGATTGAAGGAAGTACGCAATATTTTTGGGTAGCATATTCATTTTGATTGGAGGTGAAGTGATGCTAAAACCAGCGCAATTATACAAAGAGGAATTAGAAAAACTTTTTTTGAGGACATGGTACGACCTTAAATATATGTTCTATAGCGGATGGACAGGGAGCGAACTACCAACAATTCCTGACAATAATTATGACGCTCATCATTTCGCATCAGTTGATAACAATGGAAATGTGATTGGGTACATATCTTATCGTATAAGTTGGATAACAATGAGTGCAGATAACTTCGGAATTATAAGTTTTGGAAATCATATAGAGTTCGCAAGAGATGTTTATAAAGTGATTTGTGATTTATTTGAAAAACACGGCATGAATAGAGTATCATGGAGTGCATTTGTCGAGAACCCAGCAGTTAAAGGATATAGAAATTTTATTAAAAAGCATGGCGGTAGAGAGTGTGCTTATCATAGACAGGTTGCAAAACTACTGGATGGAAAGTTGCATGACGATGTGGAATTCGAGATTTTAGCATGTGAATTTAAGAAATAGTTTGTTGGAGGTGGAGCAATGAAATATAAATGCAAGAAGTCTTTTTGCGTAGATAGATACGACGAAGATGGATTTCTAATCGAAAATAGTTCGATTGTAATCGACGAAGGAAAAGCTTATGAATTAGATGAAAGCGGTCACATGATGATTGGCGGTCAAGACCATGTTCATATTGATGCTGTAGATTATGGTTCGTGGCTGGAAATAACCAAAAAGCATTTTGAAGAATACTTTGAACTGTTGAAGGTGGAGTGATGGAAGATGTAGAAGTTGTAGTTAGGTGTATTCCTACCTCTGTTGTATTTGAATGTCCGTATTGCGAAGAAGAAAATGAATATGATTATTCAGAATTCTGTGATTTATGTGGACACCCGTCAGATTGGGATTATGAAATATTAGAATGTCAAAAATGCGGAAAGAAGTTTGAAATACAAGGTCAAGAATGGAGTTGAGAACATGAACGTACTAGAGAAGATTTTGGAAGAGATAGATAGGTTAGATGATCCGTATTTTGTTGGCTACATAGACAGATACAAGGTAAAAGAAATCATCCGTTCTCACATGGATGACCAAAACGGTGATGTTACCGAGAAACCAAGCGCCGCCGAACTGATCCGAGCGCAGGGGGCAGCAGTTAAGGATGGAATCCGTATTGGAATACTGGAGAAGAACGAGGGGCAATAATAATGCAGAAATGGGAAGAAATCGAACAGAAAAAAGAATACCTCAAGGGATATATAAAAGCAAAGAATAGAGAAACTTTAATAAAAGATCAAATACAACAACTAAGACTCGGAATGATGCTTCCGGCGCTGCAAGGTGATGGAATGCCGCGGGACAGCAGTCAAAAGGATCTATCGGATTGCTACGCAAAAATCGAAAGCCTCACGGATGAGTTGAAAAAAGAATGGATTGAAAGCGTGATCCAGTACGAACGTATCAGGAAAGCAATAAATAAAATGAGCGACGAGCAAGAAAAAGAAGCGCTTACAAGATATTACATACTCAGAGAAAAGTGGAAAGAAATAAAAAATAAGATGGGGGTAAGCGAGGCGAAATTATACAGGATATATGATAGAGCCCTAGAAAACTTTGAAATTTTATAAAAATTTTAGAAAATGAGAGTGAATGAGAGTTCAAAATGTGATATAGTATAAACTGAATTAAAAGACAAAGAGGGAAATAACCCTCTCATAACCACGCGCAAGGACATCCGAAAGGGCGTCCTTTTTTTGAAAACTATTTTGAAAGAGAGTGATGACATGTTTTGCAATTACGATCAATACAAAGATAAAGAGGTAGTTAAAAAGCATGAGCAACTTTTAAAACAACTAGGAGAAAAAGACAGAGTATTTTCGCTGGAATGGAACGGAGAAAACATCACACTGATGGAATGTTGCGACTATTGTTTTGGACATGATTTAACCAAAGAAGAGTGCGAAGAATTGTCGGAAGTATTCCGAGAGTTAGCAGAAGAGCTGGGGAAATAAAGAACAGCGGAAGCAGATAAAAGAATTGAAGAAAAAGTAAACAGAGAAATACAAGGGGCAGCAGGCGAAAGTCGGCTGCTTTTTGTATACAAAGAAAGAGGGAAAACGAGAATGGCAAAAGAATTTGCAAGAAGCTTCTACAGCTCCCAAAAATGGAAGAAATGCAGAGAAGCATATATAGCAAAGAGAAGAGCGATCGACGGCGGGTTATGCGAAACATGCAGAGAACGGCCAGGATATATTGTACATCACAAAATCGAACTGACGCCGGAGAATATCAACGACGCAAACATAACGCTAGGAATTAATAATTTAAAGTACGACTGCCATATTTGCCATCAAAAAGAGGGGGCAAAAGATGGAGAAGCAGAGAGACTTATACGCTATGAATTTGACAAAGATGGAGATTTGCGCGAACTCCCCCCATAAATTCATAATTTTTTTAAAAACCGGCTGACCACAGTCGGAGAAACATCTAACACACAGGAAATTTCGCGCGAAGGGGTGTAGGTAAACGCGTTAAAAGACAACGAAGAAAAGAAAGGAAAAGGTAAAAGATGGGGTAAATTATAACGAAAAAAGCAAAGACGATATCATAAAGGCAGAAAAAAGAAAACTTGCGGGAATCTACACGAGGCTTGATAAAAAAACAAAAAAGTCGGTGGAATCGCTTGTGGATGAGGCGGCGTTTATGGCAGCGTCTTTATACGAACTAAGAAAAATCATAAACGAAAAAGGATACACAGAAGAATACCAGAACGGAGCGAATCAAAAAGGGATAAAGAAATGCTCGGAGGTCGAAATCTATAACACGATGATAAAAAACTATTCCGCGATCATAAAACAACTTACAGATTTATTACCAAAAGAACAAGAAAAAAATGCACCGCCGCAAGATGATGGGTTTGAAGGTTTTGTAAATGGCAGAGATGATTAAATATCCGCTCGCATATAATCCGATCTTGGAATACTGGGAAGAAATAGAAAAAGGAAATATCAATGTAGGAGACAAGATACGCAGGACATACAAAAAAGTCGTAAAAGATATAAAATACCCCGGAGAATATTTTTACTCCCCCAAGCGAGGAAATCACATATTAGAGTTTGCGGAAAACTTTTGCAGGCATTCAAAAGGAAAATGCGGCGGGAAACGCGTAAAGCTGGAGTTGTGGGAAAAAGCGCATTTAGCAACAGTGTTTGGATTTATCGATATCGAAGGAAATCGCAAATACAGAGAATCAATCCTCATTGTAGGGAAAAAGAATGGAAAGTCATTGTTAGCATCGATCGTAGGTCTGTACATGCTGACGGCAGACGGAGAAATGGGTCCGGAAGTGTACGCAGTGGCGACGAAAAAGGATCAAAGTAAAATTATATGGCTTGAATCAAAAAGAATGGTTAGAAAATCACCGGCTTTAAGTAAAAGAGTTAGATCGCTCGTGGCGGAACTGGATACAGATTTTAATGACGGAGTTTTTAAACCGTTAGCGTCCGACAGCGACACGCTGGATGGGTTAAATATACATTGTGTGCTAATGGATGAGATTCATCAATGGAAGCAAGGAAAAGCGTTATATGACATCATGGCGGACGGAGTATCTGCGAGGGAACAGCCGCTTGTGTATATTACATCGACAGCGGGAACAATCAGAGAAGATATCTACGACCAAAAATACGATGAAGCGGAAATGGTCATCAACGGATACGACGACCCGGAAGGATACAAAGACGAACATCTCATTGCATTTATTTACGAGATTAACAACAGAAAAGAGTGGACGGATGAGAGTTGCTGGGAAAAAGCGAATCCAGGACTTGGGACGATCAAAAATAAACAGACCCTTAAGGACAAAGTGGAGAAAGCAAAGAAAAATCCGCTACTTGTAAAAAACTTGCTATGCAAAGAGTTCAATATCCGCGAAACATCGTCAGAAGCATGGCTGACATTTGAGCAGGCAAACAACACGGAAACATTCAGCGTAGAAGACTTAAAACCAAGATACGGAGTCGGAGGAGTAGACCTGTCATCAACGACAGACTTAACAGCGGCAAAAGTACTGTTTAAGATTCCTGAAAGCGAAAAAATTTATACACTCTCTATGTATTGGATACCGGAAGACCTTGTGGAAAAAAGGATCACAGAGGATAAGATCCCCTATGATATATGGATTGAAAAAGGATATGTAAGAACGTGCAAAGGGAACAAGATATCGTACAAAGATGTCAAAGCTTGGTTTGTAGAGATTCAAGAAAAATATGATATCTACATAAATATGATCGGTTACGATTCATGGAGCGCGGCTTACTTTGTAGAGGATATGCAGGAATACTTCGGAAAAACGGCAATGATCCCGATAATACAAGGGAAAAAGACGCTATCACAGCCGATGAAGAACTTGGGAGCGGATTTGGAAAACAATTTGATCGTATACAATAACAATCCGGTAGACAAGTGGTGTCTCTGCAACACGGCTGTAGATATCGATCGAAACGACAATATTCAGCCGATTAAAACGAGTAAGCCGAGACGAAGGATTGACGGAACGGCGGCGCTGCTCGACGCGTATGTAGTGCTGCAAAATAATTATAACGAATATATGTCATTGATTTAACGCCATAGTAGGCGTTATTTTTATGCAAACGGAGGGAATATGAAACCATTTTGGAAGAGAGAACCAACAGAAAAGACCGCGAAAAAAGAAAAGAATGTGCTGCAGATGGTAACAACTACAGGCGAACTACACTATGCATGGAACGGGAAGTTATACGAGAGTGACATTGTGAGGGCGTGCATACGCCCAAAAGTGAAGGCGATCGGGAAACTTACAGGGAAACACATCCGAGATGATCCGGCGGGAGGGCTGAAAGTCAACCCAGATGCAAACATCCGTTTTTTATTGTCAGAACCAAACCCGTATATGACGGCACAGCAGATGCAGGAGAAAGTGGCAACGCAGCTTTGCCTAAACAACAATGCGTTTATATTAATTGTACGGGATGAAAACGGGAAAGCGATGCAGATGTACCCGATACCATGCACAATGGTAGAAACAAAGTATAACGATACAGGGGAATTGTTTTTAAAATTCCAGTATAGAAACGGAAAAAGCGGAACATTTCCGTACAAAGATATCATTCATTTAAAACAAGATTATAACGAAAATGACATTTTTGGAGAAAGTCCGGTGGAAGCGATCGCGCCTATGATGGATGTAATAGGGACGATTGACCGGGGAATTATAAGGGCGATTAAAAACAGCGGCGTTGTAAGGTGGCTATTAAACTTTAAAACCTCCATGCGAGACGAAGATATTAAAAGCAATGTAGAAAAATTTGTTAGGAATTATTTAGCGGTCGAGACGGATACTTTCGGAGCGGCGGGAGTAGATGCGAAAGCAGACGTACAAAGAATTGAACCGAAAGACTATGTACCAAACGCAGCACAAACGGACCGGACAATAGAACGAATCTATTCGTTTTTTAACACAAATAAAAAAATCGTGCAAAGTGACTACACGGAAAACGAGTGGACGGCATACTACGAGGCAGAAATAGAGCCGATTGTTGTACAGATGCATCAAACATATACAGTTGGGATCTTCTCAAGGAAAGAACGAGGGTTTGGAAATCGAATTGTTTTTGAAGCAAATAATCTACAGTGCGCCAGCCTAACGACAAAACTTGCGTTTCAGGCGATGGTAGACCGCGGAGCAATGACGCCGAACGAATGGCGCGAAACAATGAACATGACACCGATACCGGGAGGGGATCAGCCGATCAGGAGACTTGACACGCAAGTTGTAAATCTTTTAAAAGACTGCTTAAACAAAATAAACACAGAAAACTACGCAGCTATGACACAAGTCATGGTCATGTTGTTAAAAGGGAAAGAGGTGAAAGAAGACGAAACATAAGATCGATATAAGAGGCGCAATCATCCCGAATGATTACAAATGGATTTATGACTGGTGGGAAGAAGACAGCACTTGCCCACGAGATGTACAAAAAGTAATTGACGCAGTACAGCCGGGGGATGAAATTGAGGTTTACATTAACTCTCCGGGCGGCGTAATTGATGCAGGATCAGAGATTTACACACTTTTGCGGCAGCAGGATAACGTAAAAATCTTTGTTACCGGACAAGCTTGCAGTGCGGCGTCGATTATCGCCATGGCCGGACATTGTTCCATGACACCGACATCCCTTATGATGGTACACTGCGTGAGCACAGGGGCGAGAGGAAATCACAGCGACATGGAACATGCTGCGGAAGTGTTAAGAACAGCGGATAAAGCTTTAAGCACGGCATATATTGCGAAAACAGGGATGAGCGAAGAAGACGCCCTTGAAATGATGGAGGCAGAAACATGGCTTACAGCGCAACAAGCAAAAGAAAAAGGCTTGATTGATGCGATTATGTTCGAGGAGTCGGAGAGAGAAATATTGGCAGCAGGACACGGTTTTCAATTACCGTCACAAGAAGCAATGGAAAAAGCAAGAAAAGCAATGAAAGAAACGGAGACGTCGAAAGATGAATCTGTTTTTATATTACAGCAAAAATTAAATTTTTTAAAATTAAAAGGAGAAAAACGATGAACAAAAAGCAGTACAAAGAAAAAAGAGCAGAACTGATGAACGCAGCACAGGTTTTGTTGGATCAAGGGAAAGCAGCAGAGGCGGAAGCGAAAATGGACGAGGTGAAAGAACTCGATGACGCATGGGATGCGATTGCGCAAGCACAGGCAAATTTTAACGCATTAAACAAAGAACCGCAGGCGATGAGCCCGTTCGGAGCAGCAGGTGAAAAAATGAATTTCACAAACACAATAAAAGAACATGAAGAAAATATGTATGATACCGAGGAATACAGGAAAGCGTTTATGAATTATGTGACGAGAGGAATCGCGATCCCGGAGAAATTCACGAATACGAATGCCAACACAAAAACGACAGACGTAGGCGCGGTTATTTCTCCGACGGTTATTAATCAGATTATTGAAAAAATGGAAACGATCGGCATGATCGTTCCGCTGGTAACAAAAACGGCATACCCGGCAGGGGCGACGATTCCGACGTCGAGTGTAAAACCGGTTGCAACTTGGGTTGCAGAAGGTGGAACATCGGACAAACAGAAGAAGACGACGGGGCAGATTGATATCAAGGGGTACAAATTAAGATGCGCGATTTCGATGACGCTTGAAACATCGGTGATGTCCTTGAAAGTCTTTGAAACGGTATTTGTAAAAAGCGTATCAGAAGCGATGGTGAAAGCACAGGAGCAAGCGTTTATCACAGGAACGGGAACAGGTCAGCCGAAAGGCGTCTTAAAAGAGACGGTTGTAGCAGGTCAGAACGTGGACATTGATGCAAAAGCAGAGCCGGGATACAAAACGCTGATTGATGCAGAGGCGGCGCTTCCCCTTGCCTATGAAAATGGTACGGTTTGGAACATGACAAAGAAAACATTCATGAAATTCGCGGGAATGACCGACGCGAACGGACAACCGATTGCGAGAACGAATTACGGCATTAACGGAACGCCGGAAAGAACGTTATTGGGCAGAAGAGTTGTTTTGAATGAATATATGCCGAGCTTAGACGCATCATTGAAAGCAGATACGGTTGTAGCATTTTTGTTTGACTGGTCGGATTATATGTACAATACAAATTATGCGATGCGTGTAAAAACTTACGAGGATGACGACACAGAAGACCAGATCACAAAAGCGGTTATGATTTGTGACGGAAAAGCGATTGATCTGAACTCACTTGTGACTGTAACAAAAAAGTATTCGGCGTGATGGAAAATCACGTTATTTACAAAGAAAGAACTACAGCGGCAGAGTTGAAAAAGGCCGCAAAGTTGGCAGGGATAAAAAGATATAGCAGCATGACGAAAAACGAGCTTTTGGAGGCACTGAATGAATCGGGAAGTGAATGAGGATTTAATACAAAAACTAAAAGCAAGAGTGCGAGCGATGTCAAAAGCGGCGGAGGATGAGATCAAGGATCTTGTCCTCTCGTGCAGAAAAGAACTCGAACTGGTAGGAATATACGGAGATGAATCAGACCCGACATACTATCAGGCGGTTGTACTGTATTGCAAAGGGAATTACGGATACGATGAAGACACAGACCGCTTCAGAACTGCATTCGGAGCGCTGCGGGACGCAATGAGTTTATCGGGCGACTACGGCAAGGAAAAAGGAGAATAAGGTGGACACACTTGAATTAGTATGGGAGACAATTACGAAAGACAAAGACGGATTTCCGATATCTAAAAGCCAGAAATACGAGGCGTATTGTCGAGAGAAATCCGTGAAGAGACAAGAAGCTTATGAGTCCATGAGAGCGGGCGTGAAAGTAGAGGCGGTTTTTGAAATCCGACAGGAAGACTGGGAACAGACAAGACACACTGTAAACGGTAAAACAGAATATGCAAGGAAAGTAGAACACGACGGAAGAGTTTACGAAATAAAGAGGACATATAAGACGGGAAAAGCAAAGATGGAGGTAATTTGTGGGTAATGGGATTTCGGTTAATGGGGTTTGATGAATTTGCAAGAGAGCTGGAAAAACTTGGGAACATTGACGAATACGCGCCGGAGCTTTTAAACGCGGCAGCGCCAACACTCGAAAAAGAGTTAAAAAACCAAGTGTCAAAAGCAACAAATAAAGGGTATGCGACGGGAGACTTAAAAGAAAGCATCAAAGCAAAGAAGCCGGGAAAAAACGTGTACGGTCATTATGTGATGGTAACAGCAGAGGGAAAAGATAAAAAAGGCGTTCGGAACAATGAAAAACTTGCATACTTAAACTACGGAACACAGAAACAACAGGCTCGACCCGTCATATCACCCGCGATAAAATCATCCGAAAGCGATTGTTTAAAGATAATGCAGCAGAAATTCAACGAGGTGACAAGGTGAGCGTAAATGAAAAAATAGAACAAGCGATCGGAGAACTATTCAGCGGGAACGTGTGGCCGTTAAAATGCCCACATGATTCTGCACCGGATATATATGCGATATACAACCCGGAAATAGAAGAACCGGGGTATTATGCAGACGACGCGGATGAAGACTGGGCGCAGCACATGCAAATACATGCTTTTACGAAAGGGAATTACATAGGAATGCGAAAAGAAGCCCGAAAAAAGCTAAGAGAGAACGGCTTTATTATTACGGGAATTTACACAAACTATGAAAAAGAAACAGGCTACAATCATTTATGCATTGAATGCTATACGGAGGAAGAGTGATGGCATATGTAGGTTTGACACACCCGGTGATTGCGGTTTACGAAGAACGAAACGGAGTGGTGTCCTACAAAAACGGAACAAGATTCGGAAAAGCTGTAAAATATGAAATATCGCCAAATTATGAGGATGTAAGTGACTATCAAGACATAAACGAAACAGATCCGGAAGAAGAAATAAGAAGCGCGGACATAACACTCGAAATAAGCGAAACGTCAGAAGGTTCAGAGGGGGTTATATTCGGGTATGAAGTCAATGCCGATGAAACGATAGCGAATCAAAACAATAGGGCAAGCCCGATCGGACTAGGGATTGTAACGAGAGAAGTAATCGCAGGAGCGACGAGTTACGTCGCATATTGGATACACAAGGTCTTATTCCGCGAAGAAGGACGGACTCACGAAACGAAAGGGGATGCAATCACATATATAACCCCAAGTGTAAAGGGAACGGCAACCCCGGATTATAACGGAAACTGGAGAACAAAGAGACGTTTCACAAGCAAAGCGGAGGCAGATGCTTGGATTGATGAAAAGGCAGGAATTTAGGAGGAAAAAATATGGCATATGTAGGATTAAGAAAACCGATTATTGCAGAAATAACAGGAGCGAAAGTATACGGAGAGCCGTTTGCATTTGGAAAGGCAATCGGGCTGCAGGTAACGCCGAACTACGCAGAAGGAAGTTTGAACGCGGACGACGCACAAGTGGAATACGACAAGGAATTTAATTACGCAGAAGTAACATTGAATACGAGCACAATCCCGATCGAGGCGCACGAAAAAATGTTCGGGCACAAAGTAAATGAAGGAAAAACGGGTGCAACCTTTAATAAAGACGATCAGGCGAAATATGTCGGAATGGGTTGGATATCCGTGGAAAAGGTGGACGGCGTGAGAAAGTTTATTGGAAACGTACTGTATAAAGTAAAGTTTTCAGAACCGTCGGAGGATTACAGCACAAAAGGTGATTCGATCGAATACAAAACCCCGTCAATTACAGGTAGGGCGATTGCGAACGAGGACGGGGACTGGAAAGATTTCGAGGCGTTCGACGCAAGCGAGGATGCATTAAAATGGATCAACACAAAATTCGGAAAAGTAGAAGGATTGTAGGAAAAGAAGAGGAGTAGCAACATGTTTGAAAAGACAAATTACATTGAATTATCAGGAGAAAAATATCCGATCAAGTGTGATATTCTCGTATTGGAAAGGATACAGGATAAATATGAAGACTTGTCGGAATTTGAAAACGGGCTAAACGGCTTTACCCCAGCCGTGGATGAAAACGGGGAATATAAAAGAAATGAGGAAGGAAGACTCGTCGGATTTTACGGAGAACCAAAAATAGAAACGCTGCGTGATGCACTTGAATGGATGGTACAGGAAGGGATCGAGATCGAACGGGAAAACGGAAAGGAGATCCAGGAAGTCTCAGGAAAAACATTAACCAGGAAGGTGGATATGGCGCCGAAGGAATTAGCGGAAATTTTACACGCGGAGTTTGCAAGGTGTTTTAGAAGAAAAAACCCGAAAACCACGCAGAGGGAGAAGAAGGGGAAAGAATAAACTTTGCGTGGGTTATATTTACAGGAATGCAGATCGGATACACCGAAAAAGAGATCGCCCACATGTATTTTGGAAAGTGGGCAGATCTCTTCAAAGAATTTAAGCGGATGCACAACTACAAAATGAAACGAATGATATTTGAAGAGGAGAAAAAAGTGGAATCCCTCATGGATTTATAAATAAAATTATGTTATGATAAATCCATGAAGGAGGCGCGAAATGAAAAAAAATAACCCTTATATCATTTTGGCGAAAGCAACAATAAGTTATATATGGAAATACCACCCCTATATGTTAGCGTGTGTCATTTCGGGAATTATAGCGGGAATATACATGGCGATAACAGAATCAGACGCAACAAAATTGATTAGCGGTATTATAATTGGTTTCTCTCCTATGATAATAAAGAAAATAGGAATTGCAATTTTAAGTTTAGACAGTTCGGAGCGGATAGATTTTTGGAAAGCAAAGATGCACCGAAGAGAAAGATACAAGAACTACGTAAAAAAGTATGTGGAAAAATTAATGGAAGACCAGAAATGAATAGGATAAAACAATAGCTTTCAAGACAAGAACACTTATCTTTGGGTAAGTGTTCTTTTTGTATCTACAAGGAGGTGAGAAAAATGGCGAAGAAGAGTATCGGGGCATATATCACACTGGATGGCGAAAAAGAATTCAGAACCGCAACATCTGCGTGCAATAAAAGCGTTGCGGCTTTAAAGTCGGAAATGAAACTAGCAGAAGCGCAAACGGTAGGAAATGCGAACACGCTTGACACGCTGAAAAAGAAACATGATATTTTATCGCGGACACTGGACGAACATGTAAAGAAAGAAGAAACCGTTAAAAAAGGGCTAAAAAATTCGGAAGAACAGTATGAAAAAGTCGGGAACAAATTAGCCGAATACAAAAGTAAGTTACAGCAGACAAAAAGCGCGTTGGAAGAGCTGGAAAACTCGTCAGAGACAACAGAAGAAGCGTTGCAAGAACAACGAGAACTAGTAGAAGGCTTAGAAAAAATCGTAAGCAAAGGCGAAGAAACGTATCGGAGAGCTGGAAATCGTGTAAGTGACTGGAAAAAGCAGCTAAACAACGCGGAAGCACAGACGATCCGAGCGACAAAAGCGCTGAATGAAAACGATACATATCTGAAAGAGGCAGAAAAAAGCTGGAAAGGATGCGCAAAAAGCATTGATGAATTCGGGAATGAAACAGACGATACGGTTAATCAAATAACGAAATTAGGAACGATTTTAAAAACGAATCTAAAAAACACAGTTGTTGATATAGGGAAAGACGCGTTTACAAGCGCAATACAAGGAACACTCGAACTGGAAGAAGCGCAGAACCGTTTACAGGCAAGTACCGGAGCAACGGCGGAAGAAACGAAAGCATACAAAGAGGAAATGCAGGAAGTCTATTCTGCGGGACACGGAGACTCAATACGCGACGTTGCGGATGCGATGGCACTCGTAAAACAATATACAAACGAAACAGACCCGTCAAAACTAAAAGAGATGACAGAAAGCGGAATGGCTTTAGAAGAAGTATTCGGGACGGATTTAAGCGAATCGATCCGAGGAGCGGACGCACTCATGGACAACATGGGATTAACGGCAGAGCAGGCGTTTGATTATATTGCAAAAGGCGCGCAGAGCGGTCTGAACAAGTCCGGGGAACTGACGGACAACTTAGCAGAGTATAGTCAATTATGGGGGCAAGCCGGATTTTCGGCAGAGGAAATGTTTTCGATCTTACAAAATGGGTTAGATTCTGGCGCATACAATCTGGACAAAGTAAACGACTTCGTAAAGGAGTTCGGAAACAGCTTAGCAGACGGAAGAATCGAAAAAAATATCAATTCATTTTCAGGGAATACAAAAATATTATTTGAACAGTGGAAAAACGGAGAGGCTTCTACAAAACAAGTTTTCCAGTCTGTGATATCTGACCTGTCAAACATGGAGAACAAACAACAAGCACTTACAATCGCAAGCAATACATGGAGCGCCCTGGGAGAAGATAACGCAATGAAAGTTATCACATCTTTGAACAAGGTGAACAACACATACAAAGATGTGAACGGAACGATGCAGGAAATCAAAGATATCCGATACGATAGCGTCACGAATCAGTGGAAGATGTTAGGAAGGACGTTCCAAACGGACGTGATGACGCCGATATTAGAAAAGTTCTTACCAGTAGCGGAAAAAGGAATGGAAATTCTAAGAGAGAATATCGGTGGCGTAACGATAGCGGCAAAAGCATTGACTCCGGTGATTGCCGGAATGTTTGTTGTAAAAAAAGGAAACGAACTTGTAAAACTTTTAGACGATACGCAAAAAGGGATCAAAGGCGGGATCAAATGGCTTGGAGCGCATACAGTAGCAAAAACAGCGGCGACAGCAGCGGAAAACGTATCGACGGCGGCGACAACGGCAAACACAGCGGCAACAGCAGCAGGAACGGCGGCAACAACTGCAAATACAGCGGCAACCGGAGCGGCAACAGCGGCGCAGGGAGCTTTTAACGCCGTGCTTTCAGCGAATCCGATCGCGCTTGTCGTACTGGGAATAGCGGCCACGACAACAGCAGTCGCTGCCCTTTCGTCGGGTCTACGAGAAGCGAAAGAAGAAACGAGCGAGCTTGCAAAAGAAGCAGATAAGAATATAGAGAAACTAAAAGAGACGTCGAACGCATTAGAAGAAACAACTGACAGTGCAAAAGATTCCGTGCAGACAGTAGAAGCACAGAAGAAGGTTGCTGACGGACTGATCGCAAAACTGTACTTATTAGAATCCCAAACGGGAAAAACAAAGGGTGAAATCGCACAAATGAACGCGATCACGAGTCAATTAAATACGATGTTCCCGGAGCTGTCACTGTCAGTTGATGAAAATACAGGGGAACTAAACAGAAATGAAGAACAGGTGCGAAGATCGGCAGACGCAGCGCTAGAACTGGCAAAAGCTTCAGCAGCACAAGAAAAAATGATAGAAATATCAGAAAAACTTGTAGATGCAGACATAGCAAGATACGAAGCGGAACAAAACCTTGCAGACATTGATAATGAATTAAAAAAACTTGAACAGGATCGACAAAACCTTTTAAACGGAAACTATGAAACCGTTGAAAAAGGAACAGAAAAACAGATCAAATTCAACGGAGAGCTGACGGATTATTATACAGCGCTGTCCGATGTAAGCGAAGCAGAGGCGGAGCTAAAAGAAAGACAAAAAGAACAGACGGAAGCGCTTGGAGAGCTGAACGAAAAATGCAATGAAGTAAACGACGAGTATCAAAGCGCTTACGAGTATATGCAGAAAAATACGGAGGAGGCAGAACGAAACACACAGGCAACCGACGACAACACGGCGGCGAAACAGGCGAATGCGGACGCGGAAACGGAAAAACAGGAAGCGTCAAAAGCAAGCATCGAGCAAGCCGGGGAAGAACTGGCGGCATATCAGGGATTATCAGCAGCACAACAACAACTCACGACAGATATAACGAACAGCGTGTTGACAATGCAAGAAAGCGTACAAAGCGCACTGTCCTCACAGATGGACATGTTCGAGGCGTTTGACGGCGGCGTAGAAATATCTACGCAACAGCTTTTATCGAACATGCAAAGCCAAGTAGACGGCGTGACGCAATGGGAGCAGAACCTTTCCACACTTGCGAACAAAGGAATCAATGAGGGAATCTTACAAAAACTTGCGGAGATGGGTCCACAGGGATCGGGATATGTCGCTGCATTCGCATCCATGACGGATGAAGAGCTCGCGAAAGCGAATGAGCTTTGGAGTCAGAGTGTTGACATAAAAGGCATGACCGATCAGTGGGGGCAGCAGCTACTTGAGAGTGGAGCGGCAAATATAGCCGGAGGAATGGAAAACTTAGCTCCGATCATGCAGCAAAGCGGAGCAAACACGGTTGCGGGCCTCGTGAAAGGGATGCAAGATGCTCAAGCGGCAGCGGAAGCGCAAGGGCATGATTTAGGAGTGAAAGTGATTGAATCCGTAAACAACGGACTCGACGTACACTCCCCATCCGCAAAAACAACACGATCGGGAATTTATGTGGATCAAGGGCTTGCGATTGGGATGAATTTAGGGAAAGCAACTGTGATGATTGCAAGCGCGGGAGTTGCAATGACGATCATAAATCAGCTAAACTCTATGCTGACAGTAACACAATTTGCCAATATAGGAACGAGGATACCAGAAGGGCTTGCGCTGGGAATACAACAGGGAAAATCACAAGTGATATATGCGGTAACGGAAGCGACAGGGGCAGCCATCAGGGCAGCAAATGAAAAACTTGAAATACATTCGCCGTCTCATGTGTTTAGGCGCATGGGGAATAACACGATGGACTCTTACGGACTGGGAGTAAAAGATCGCGCGGAATCCGTAAAAAGCTCCGTTATGGAGTCACTGAATTTTAGTGACATAAACGGAAAAATTGATACAAAAGCAGGCAGAGCCGGAATTAAAGAACAAAATATCTTTCGGGATACAATACTGGAAGGAATGAGCAAAATGAAACTGGTGGCGTATATAGGAAATAGAGAGGTAACAAGGACACTGTCTGATTTGGGGGTGATGTTCCATGCTCGTGTATAAAAGCGGGAGCACAGGGGAAGAAATAAATCTTTCGGACAATCGAATCAAAACGCAGATTAAAAAAGCGGGACTATATGATTACGAGTGGGAGTTAGACGAAAGCGAATTAAAAATAGGAAGCAAAATAAACGGTTTTGGGAAAAAAGCCAAAAGGTATGAAATGATATTGGACTTCCGAGGGAACAAGGAAGAACGAGCCGAGTCGGCAGAAAGATTGCACAGAATCACAGAAAGAGATTTACAGGCGAAATCCCCGGGAAAGCTATACTTCAAAGGGGGATACATCGAATGCTATATAGTAGGAACAAAATACGAAGAGTGCAATTTAGCACGCACCGTAAGGAAAAAAATGAATGTGTACGCACCGTATCCATTTTGGATCACAGAAAACCCGTACACGTTTCACAGTTACGGCGTATCGTCATCTGATAATAAACGCTACTCTGGGCGTTATCCTCACCGCTACGCAAATGGCATGAACAACACATACATCCAAAACCATCATTTTACAGATGCAAATTTTACACTTGTAATTTATGGGCCGGTCGTAAACCCTCAAGTCATCATCGGAGATAAAAGCTATTTAGTTAATATTGTTTTGGAGCAGGGAGAACGGTTGGAGATAGACAGCCGCACGAGGACCGTTACAAAAATATCAAAAAACGGTGAGCAAGTCAACGCGTTTCATAACCGGGAAAAAGGAAAGAAATTTTTTAAAAAGATCCCACCCGGACGGCAAAAAGTTGTATGGTCGGGTAAATTTGACTGGGATCTCGTGATCTACGAAGAAAGGAGCGAACCAAG